CTTGTATTAAACCGCAACGCTGAATTGAGAAAAAACGCTGGCGCATTGGCCCCAATGGAAAGCATGGGTTGGGAGTTGTCCATCCCTGTTGCTGATTATTACGCACTAAAAAAGAAATACCCAGACTTGAATGCCCCAGACGGCTTAACCAGAACATTGGCCTGGAAGCGGTTTATGGGCAGTGCTGAATCATTACCCTATAAGGTGCGCCCACAATGACATTGATCAGATGGCGGCAGCCAATTGTTACCAGGATCACGCCCCACAATGCCAACCGGCGGTTTTTGCTCACCGGCGGCGCGCGGGGACGGTCTGAGCCTTTCCCAGAACGCCAACCGTTCGAGTTTGAATGGCGTATACCGACCACGGTCAACACTTCGGGCGTTGCTACCTTAACGATGCCCATTGATCCGAATATAGCGGGGCATTTGTCGTTCAAGTTGAAACGCCCTAAATTAGATGTGGGCGCAACTAATCAGCATATTTTGAACGGTGGGCAATTCATTGTTTTTTTAACGTCGGTTGATTTGCGTATCCAGATCGGGGCGAGCACAGTATCGATAGCCAATATTGCAGCAATTCCGCCCTGGATCATGCATAAGATTGACGTTGAGTGGTCAGAAAATGCCACGACAATGACCCTAGCTTGTTTTTTGAATGGGCAGGAAACCGTGCAATTGGATTACAACAAGGGCGCCGCCGTTGCCAGCGCCTTTCGTATTGGCAACAATTCAGCGTTTACAACTCCCTTTGAGGGTGTGCTGGAAAACCTGGCATTTTTGCAAGGCGGCAAACTAGACGGCTATTTTATGGATGAGGGATCAGGGCTTGCCTTTTTGCATTTGGGTGAAGGCCCAGGGACCGATGCGGCGATTGTTATACAATCCTCCCAAAACAGTTGGCAGGATTCTACGGTAGATATTGAGAGCTTTACGCTCAATTATCCCGCGGGGCAGTTGGATACGATTTATTTAACGTGCCCCGATGGGCAGAAGTTTAACGAGGAGACAAACCCCGCGGGTTGGTCTGCCGTATTGAATGGATCGACGCCATTACCGGCCATTACTTCTATCACAGTGAACAACCCCAGGTTGCGGGGCTTGGCATTTGCCACGCCGACAGCGGTTGTGCCTGGTGATGTGGTAACGCTCACCAATAACCGTATAGGGACCGATCAAACCGCCATGAATGTGGCGTCATTGATGGCCGCGCTTGATGTAATCACTGCCAGTTTTGAGGTGGAATTGTGAACAAGGGACAACTAAATGCCGCCGTGGCGGGGTATTTGCATCGCACGGATATGGGCGCCCAGATAGAGGCATCCATACCGATTGCCAATGCCAGGATCGGGCGGGATTTGCGATCCAATCAAAACCTGATTTTTGAGTATTGGACAGCGGGCGACAATGCGCAGCAATTGCCAGCATATTTTGCACAAATCCGTGGGGTGACAACACAAGCGGGAAGCCCTGTTGATTATGTCTCTCCCGATCAAATGGCGGTTTTATTACAGGACAAATCTGCCAGCGGGAAAGCCACGCATTACACAACAAACGGGCGTGTGTTTTTGCCGTGGCCGCCCCAGGATACTGATGCAATTTTTTCTTTTTCAGCTTGGCGAGTGCCGGTTGATCTGGTGAACGATGGCGACAGCAATGATGTGTTGTTGGCATGGCCGCAATTGTATGTTTATGCCTGCCTTATGGAATCGTTTTTCTGGACCCAGGACGGGGATTTGACCGAATACGCGCGCGCGGCATATGAGCGTGAGTTTTCGCAAATAAACATGGCAGCCCAGGGCAGTGGCATGGGCGGGGCGCCGGTAATGAGGAGGGTTCGATAATGGCTTTAGAGAATGCAAATGAAATCCAGGAGCTAGTACCGACCAATCCCGAGTCTGGCGATCCGGTGGCAGAGGGTGACAACCATTTGCGCATGATCAAGACATGCTTGCAAACGTCGTTACCTGGTATGACCGGCCCCTGGGCGACAACAAGCCCGATCAATTGCGCCGATCCGGTGGCCAATCAAGACGTCGTAACGCTGGCCTTTTTGAATGCCATGCCGTTTCGGGCTGGTGTGGGTTGGCCCATGTTGTGGTTTTTGCCGGCATTGCCTGATGCTGATCACATTGACCTAGAGGGCCAGATACTTTCCCGCGCGAACTATGCCGCGCTTTTTGCACTGTATGGGACAACTTACGGGGCCGGGGATGGCACTACAACTTTTCAGCTACCCGACTGCCGCGGACTTTTCCTGCGGGTATGGGACCATGCAAAAGGCATTGATCCCGATGCCGCCACCAGGACCAACCGCGGCGACGGTGTGACGGGTGACAACGTGGGCACAAAAGAAAGTTTTGCAATGGAAAACCATACCCATCTAAGCGGATCAGATGACGGATCAGGCGGGCAAGTAAATAGAAGTACAAGCGCACCACTAGGTGCAGCGGCGCGGCATGGTGTTGCCACCGGACAAGTTTCTAGTGGTTCATTTTCAACCGAGACTAGGCCAGTCAATATAAACGTGCGTTTGATTATCAGGGCCAAATAATGGGCCTTTCGCGGGATGTTTTCAGGCTCTCCCCTGCCGGTATCGTGCGCGATATGCCGCCCGATGCCGTGGCCCTGACTGATTATAACGACGGACAGAACATTACTTTTCGTGATGGGATTGCATCGCGTGTGTTGGGTTATACGCCGATATATGGCACCCCGTTATATTCCCCCGAATTGTTGTGTAATTTGCGCACCCCGTTGGTCAATCAATGGGTGTATCCAGGCAAAACGGGAATCGGTGCCACGGATGGCTTTACACACGATGACATAACCCCTGCCGCGGGATGGGTGAACACTGTCAACCTTAATGAGTGGTCGGGGAGCTGGATAAACGATGCGTTGATATTGAATCAGCCGCAAATGCCGCCCCTGTTTTGGGGTGGTGGTTTGTCAAACCCGTGCGAATATTTGCCAGGATGGCCCAGCGGCACATTGGCTAAAATCGTGCGCGCGAATCGTTACCATCTTTTTGCCTTGAATATTACCGATGCCAATGGTGAGTTTCCCAATGGGGTGATGTGGTCGGATGCTGCCGAGCCTGGGACAGTGCCGGCAACGTGGGCGCCGACACAAGCCAACCAGGCGGGCAACGTGGAATTGGCCGCCGGTGGTGGTGTGATAGTTGATGCCGCGGTATTGCGCGACAGCATGATTATCTACAAAGAAACCGAGACATGGGGCGCGCAATATGTGGGTGGAAATGCAATCTATAATTTTCGCAAAATCATGGGGCAAACCGGCGCCCTGGGCCGTAATTGCATCGCAAACTATGCGGGCTTTCATGTTGTTTTGACCGGCAACGATGTGGTGATTTTTGACGGACAACAAGTCAAAAGTATCATCGACAAACGCAACAAGCGGTGGTTGTTCAACAATATTGACGCCACGCATTATCGATCCACCTATGTTGTCTACTATGCACAACGCAATGAGGTGTGGATTGTATTTCCACGCAATGGCAGCACGGTGCCCGATCTGGCGTTGGTATGGTGTGCGGATTCTGACAGTTGGGGCGTGAGGGATTTGCGCAGCCCATGTATTGGCGTTGGCATTGTGGCCGAAAGTACCGAAACGCCACGATGGGACAATATCGATGAAACCTGGCAAACGGTTGCCATTGATTGGGACCAATCAACGTACCAGGTGATCAATGAAACCATGTTGGCATCGGTAGATGGCGGTTTAACCAATATCGATGCCGGTGTTACCAACAACGGGGTGCCCATTGTGGCAAGCCTGGTTAAATCCGGTATATCCCTGGGCAATCCGCAGCGCAAAAAATTGATCCGGCGCATTTGGCCTAAAATGTCGGCGGCAGCGGGCACCCTGGTGCAAATACGGGTGGGTGCGCATGATCAGCCCAACAGCCAGGTGCAATGGGCCGACCCCGTGCCATTTGTGATCGGTGTTGATGAGAAAGCCGATAGTTTTGCATCGGGCCGTTACCTGGCGTTTGAAATATCCAGCAACAGCGAACAACCGTGGGCATTGACGGGCATCGATGTGGAATACAGTGCCCAGGGGGAATGGTAATGTTTACCCCTGAGCCATTACCACAAACCGATAGCCTGGAAGATTTGCGGGCCTACCTGGACCGCACAATGCAATCATTGGCCCAGGTGATTAACCATCAAGGCATAGTCCGGTTCGATCAACAATATACGTCGCCCGATAAAGCGGGGGAAGTCGATTTTGGGTATTTTGCCGCCGGTACTGTTGGCGTAAACGCGGGGTTTTATGCGTTTATCAATGGGGTATGGGTGCCAGCGGGTGGCCGTGCGTTGAATGCGGCTTATTTGTACAGCACCGGCAACGTGCAGCAAGTGTTTTCAGCAACGCCGATTTGGGACGATGTGGCGGCGATCAATTCCAAAGGGATTGAGGTATCCAGTGTTGCAGATGTGATCACGCGCACGATCACGGTTAACGAAACCAGGGCGTACCTGGTAATGGGTGCGGCATCGATATCTACGGATAAAAACAATGCCAGCTTTACCCTGGGAATATCGGTCAATGGGGCCGACCCTAGTGTTAACACTTCGATGCTGGGCACGGGCCGACAGGTGGGTGATCAGATCAATATGCGGGGCGGGGCGCCGGTGATGTTATCCGCGGGCACGACGTTGGAATTGAAAATCCAGAACAATGACAACC